TTAGGATAACGCTAGCACGGGGACCCCCCGGGAGCGAGGGACGAGCGGAGGGGGGGCGGAAGAGACGCGTACACTGTTAATAAGCGCGCGGAGCTGCAACATGACTATGGAATGCCCCGCCCATTGGATCGACGTACCTAAGACCATGTCTCCATGTCGTATTCCAGACTGTAAAACCCACTCATCTCTTCCATCATGACTTGGACCGTATCCTCGAGTACCTCGGGGTGGGTCATACTTGGGAAGCATGCTTGCGTACTTCCACTTCGCATAGGATCGGACATTGCTGAAATTCTTGATGAGGCCTCCCGTATCCACTTGGTTGTAAACGTCGAGAAATTCGTTCTGAGTCTCGAACAAGTCAGAGCACGCCTTGAGCGCCACAAGAGTGCTAGGTCCTCCTCGGCTCGGCCTTTCAAGTCCCCCCGCGACAACATCTCCATCCTTGATTGCATAATCAAATCCTTTCTCTGGACTTCCTTTAGAAGGGCTAACATTTGGGTGCCAACCCTCCACATCGAAAATGTCCACCCGTCGAGAACGGAATTTCCGGTCGAAGTCAACAAACACGTGAAGATGAAACCCTCCAGTTCTTGGATGTATCTCTCGTCCGATGATGCATTCAGCACCGAGTGATGACATATGATCGACGATAGCCCATTCGTCAAGGTCTCCGCATTGTGCATAAGTGAGAAGCACATATTTCGAGTTGACAAAGTACATCACGTGAGTGTGATCCAGCGGTCGTGTCCTGAAACTAATATTATACAGGACACAGCTGGGAACCAGCCCAACTATAAATACCTGGCCTCCCCCCGTGCTACGGCCAACAAAAATGTCATTCATCTGCTCTGGAATCCACCTTTCCCACGGAATACCTCACACCCGAGATTGCTATCTTGCTCATGCCTCAAGGAGACTCCCCATTCGAAGTTCCCCCAAATTGGTCTCCACAGTACGAAAAGTACATTTCCCGCCAAGCACCCCCTCTTTCCCGCCAAGATGCGACGCTCCACGAGACGCAGATACCCTATTCGTCGAAAGACCACCCGTTCTATCCGGCGTCGCTCCACTGGAGTACGCAAGAGGACAACAAGGAGAACATACCGCCGCCGACCAATGACAAGAAAGGCAGTTCTCAACATCACAACAAGAAAGAAACGTGATGTCATGCAAGCAGTGTCTTACAATGCTGATAATGGGGACCCAACAAACACCGCCCGCCCTGGTACGGGGCTCATCCTCAAAGGAGGAAGAACAAACATGATCCTCTGGTCACCGACCGCAAGGGATCTAACCGATAACAGCGCTTTAGCCAACAGCGTTGTATATGAATCGGGCCGAACAGCCTCAACAGTTTACCTCAGGCTACTCGCAGAGAAAATGCGTCTCAGCACCAATGACTCACAGCCCTGGCTGTGGAGACGAATCGTCGTAAGCACTAAGAGTACGCTATGGCGTGAACTCAACACATCTGAAGCCACTCCGGGAAAAAACGCGCGTCCTTACATCGAAACCACCAATGGGTTTGGACGCCTCTTTCAGCAGTGGGACACTTATGCAGGTAGTCCCCTGTCGCAACGGTCTGTGCTCGATCAGTTATTCCGCGGTCAGCAAGGAAAAGACTGGACCGATCCACTTATTGCACCAATTGACACCCTCAACGTCACCAAACTCTATGATAAGACCACCTCGATTCGATCAGGCAACGATAGTGGTATCATGAGAATCACGAGGCGCACTCATCATTTTAACAAGACATTTCGTTATTTCGAAGATGAAAATGGGGAATTTCAGGACTCATCTTATTGGAGTCCACAATCGAAGGGAATGGGAGATGTTTTCATATTAGATTTCTTTAGCAGCACCGTCAGTACAGCAACTTCTCTGTTGCGTGTTGACTCTGAAGCTACTCTGTACTGGCACGAAAGATAGGTTCCTCCACATTAATGAAAATGCAATTGGCGTTCAGCCAATCAATGTCCTCCTGCCCAAACTCCTTCTTGAAAATTCGTTCACCGAATTTATGTGACTCATACATCTCCTCCCGTGGATCCTTATTGGAGCACCAAATGCTTGGTCTCCCCCACTTAAACAACTTGGGATCGTGATACAACGCTTTGACCATGAATTCATCCTGGCTGCCTAGCCAATCTTTCCAGCCATGAAAAAAACAAATACCACCCCTCATATCGTCAAATACAGCATACTTGACGTCATCAGAAACAGCTAAGGCATCACCCCCTGAAAACGCCCCACCAAAATACACGTGAGGACCGAGTGAACGGGCCCATGACGTTTTTCCAGTTCGTGATGGCCCAAATAAAACCAATGATTTAGGTCCTAGCAAGACAGATTAATCGATGAGAGCTTTGGCCACGAGGGAGGGGGGGGGCTGGGGGTCCCCCCGAGTTGCCATTGCGGGCACCCCCTGGCTCTTTTTCCCCCGCCCCGCCCATTGGAAAAGACTTACTACTCACCACGTCTCCAGATCGTATTCCAGATTGTGCCAGCCACAAATCTCTCCCATCATCTCCTCCACGGAACTCTCCAAACCCTGCGGGTGGCTCATACTTGGGAAGTGTGCCAGCATATCTCCATTTCGCATAGGATCGGACATTAGCGAAATTCTTGATGAGGCCTCTTGTATCCACCTCTCCGTATATGTCGAGAAACTCGTCCTGAGTCTCGCAGAGGTGAGCAATCGCCGTGAGTCCAGCAATCGTGCCAGGTCGGCCTCCGCGCGGCCGCTCGAGCCCTCCTGCAACAACTTCTCCATCTTTGATCGCATAATCGTAGCCTTTCTCTGGAGTTCCTTTAGAAGGGCTAACGTTTGGGTGCCTACCCTCCACATCGAGTATATCCACGCGTCGAGAACGGAATTTCCGGCCGAAATCAACAAACACGTGAAGATGAACTCCTCCAGTTGTTGGATGTAACTCTCTTGCGATGATACATTCAGCGCCGAGTGCTGACAAATGATCGTTGACAGCCCATTCGTCAAGGTCTCCGCATTGTGCATATGTGAGAAGCACATACTTGGAATTGATAAATAACATGTGGCACGTGACAACAAAGGTGTGCTCCTGGCAGCGTGTTCTGGGAAACTAATATTATACCCAGAACAGCGGACACAGGCCCTCTATAAATACCTGCCCTCCCTCCCACATCGCAGCCCTTTACGAAGTACCTCGCGATGTCATTCACTTGCTCTGGACTGCACCTTGCGCACGGAATCCCCCACAACCGAGATTGTTACCCCGCTTTCCCCCCAACACTTTCCCGCCAAGATGCCACGCTTTGCGAGGCGCACTACGCGCTACGCCCGAAAGAGAACATTCAAGCGAAGCCCAAGAAGAAAGTATGGTGGTCGGACTACGAGAACAAAGAGAACATACCGCCGATCCACGATGACAAGAAGAAAAGTGCTGAACATCACCACGCGCAAAAAGCGTGATACGATGCAGCCAGTGTCCTACAACACAGATGCAGGAGTACCAACAAATACAGCTCGACCTGGTGTCGGCGCTGTGTTACAAGGAGGAAGAACAAACATGTTAATGTGGAGTCCCACCGCTAGGGATCTCACCGACGCCAACGGGGTCGCCAATGGCGTTAGCTATGAGTCATCACGCAGTGCATCGACGATCTTTATCCGACTCCTCTCCGAGAAGATCCGCATGAGTACCAATGATTCGACGCCATGGATATGGAGGCGTATTGTTATCAGCACTAAAAGTCCCGTGTTCCGTGTACTTACAGCTGCCGAGTCAGCTGGTGGCAAGAATCCAGTCCCTTACATTGAGACATCCAATGGTTATGGCAGGCTACTGCAACAGTGGGACAACGCTGGTGGCAACAACGCCACCCAAAGTCTAATTTTTGATGAGATGTTCAAGGGCAAGCAGGGGAAGGACTGGTCCGATCCAATCACGGCCCCGATCGACAACATCACGATCACCAAACATTACGACAAGACAACCACCATCAAATCAGGCAACGACAGTGGTACATACCGCGTGACTCGTCGTACCCATACATTCAATCGTACATTCAGATATTTTGAGGATGAAAATGGACAGTTTCAAGATTCGTCATTTTGGAGTTCTTACGGAAAAGGCATGGGCGACGTGTTTGTAATTGATTTATTTAGCAATT